GGACGGTGGATCGAGCCGGTATATTCCGGGTTGGTCGCGGTGATCGCCTGCGGGGTCCAGCTCAGCCCGGCCTCGGGAATGGCGTCGGCGCTCGTCGGAGCGGCGTAGGTGCCCGGGGCGCTCTGGGCCTTGATCGCCAGCGCGGCGAGGGCTGCGAGATCGGTCATGGCGAAATTCTCCTGTCAGAAATGGCTCAGGCCGCCGGAGCGGGCTCGGCGGCGGGGACGCCGGCGGGATGGGCGCGAAGCAGTTCCTTGAGCCGGTCCACGTTGGCGTCGGTCTCGAAGCGGATGCCGAGATCGCGCGCCCGTTGCTGCAGCTCCGGCTTCTTCATATCGTCGAGCGCATCCTTGCCCTGATCGGCGGGCGGGACCTCGTCGCTGCCCGGCGCTGGTTCGGGCGCGGTCTCGGCGATCACGGCGGCCTTGAGCGCTTTCTGCGGCTCATCGCCGGCGCGGCAGGCCTCGTGCAGGGCGTTGAAATCGACGCTGGCCGGCGGCAGCTGCGGCGCTGCCTCGGTATGCTTGGCCATGGAAATTCTCCTGGTCGGTTATGGGATGAGGCCGGTGGCGCCGATCACGGTGCGGTGATCGCCCACCGGGGTGAGGAACAGAATTTTGACGGTGAGCGAGCGCTCGCCTTCATCGGCGCGCACCTCGTCGTCTCCGCCACTGGATTGCGGCGAGATATCTTGCACGAGTCCGCCGAGCGTCCGGTCGGCCCAGAGCGCGGCCACGACGTCGGCCTCCTTCTCGCGCAACCGGGCCGCGTTCGTCTTCGCGGCCTCTACGGCGACGATCATGCCGATGTCGAAGGTGGCGCGGTGCAGCGTCTCGTTGTGGCTGTGGTCTTCGAAAACAGTGCCGACGTGTCGGATATTGAGCGCTCCGAGGGCTCCGATCTCCCCCTTGCCAAATCCATCGTCCTCGGCCCGGTCCACATCGACGGTCGTCGCTGTACCCGCCAGCGCGGCCTGGAGCCCGGCTATGACCTTCTCGATCGCGGGTTCGCCGGCCATGTCAGGTCGGCTTCTTCTTCAGCGCGACGATCCAGTTGTCGCCGCTCTGATCCAACAGCCAGTCCTTGGGCTGATACAGCTGGGCGGTCTTGGGCAAGTCGATCACGTCGGCCGAGGTGGGTTCGGAGACGACGTTCACCGGCACCTCCACCGAGACGTCGCTGGTAACCACCTTCGAGCCGCTCAGCCTCTCCGTCGTGTCGCCGTAGTCGACGATCGCCGTGAAGCTGAGCGGCTCGCCCCCGCTCGGGGTATAGGTGATGGTGTCGCCCAAGAGGCCGAGCGTCGTCGCGTTGAGCGGCTCGTCCCAAGCCTCGAGAGCGGTCGGCATCGGTTACTCCGCCGGCGGGGCGTCGGAGCTGCGGCGATGCGCTTCGATCGCCTCGGCGATCTGGGCGTTTGTCGCGCCATCCGCGACGGTCACGCCCTCGGCGGCGGCCGTCTTGAGCAGCGTCTCCTTGTTCATGCCGGCGAGAGCGGGTCGGGATTGCCCGGCGCCGCCGCCCGTGCCGTCGGCGCCGCTATCGGGAGCGTCGAGATTGATCGCCAGCGGGTCGATTTCCGCCCGGTGCCGCTCCCGCTCCGCGACGCGCTCCTGGTGCGCCGCCTCGTCCACCTTGGTGGCGACGCGGGCCGCGCCGTCTCTGGCGTAGCCGGTGAGCTCGTCCTTGGTGGTATCGAACACCGCGCCGGCCTCGATCACCTCGACTTCGCCCTTCGGGTCCGGCTTGCGGTGGATGGTGTGGATGGCATAGCCCTTCATTTCAGGTCTCCTTGTCAGGCCGCTTAGGCGACCACGCGGGCGCGCAGGGTGGCGTTGGGATTGACGGGCACCATCAGCGGCGCCGACTGCGACATCACGTATTCGACCGGCGGATCGTCGTTGATCCAGTTCCTCGGGTAGATGGGCAGCGGCCGGAAGTCGGCATGCGGGTCGAGGATCGCTCCAAAACACTGGTAGCCGTCGACGGCGGGGCTGCTCAGCAGCACATCGCGCGGATCCATGAACGGGGTCGAGGTGCCGTTGACAGTGTAATAGTCGCTGTAGACGTAGACATCGAGTCCGATGCCCAGCGACCCGACATAACGAACTTCGCCCGGCTTGGTGAGGCCGCGCTGGATCGAAACGTCCTCGTTGCCCCGGTAGGTGGTGTCGAGGAAATCCTTCACCTCGGCGTCCTTCCGGAGCTTCGCCCATGCGGAGACGCCCATGGTGATGCGAGTTGGGACGCCGCCGAACGGGGCGAGCTGCATCAGTTCCATCCAGGTCTGGATGTTGTCGAAGATCGACACCCCGGAATCACCCCACCGGGCATTGACGCCGAGCGTGATGCTGTGGCCGGCGGCCCGACCGAAATCGACGACCCGTGCGGGATAATCATCGCCGACGATGGTGACCGCGCCGTACAGCACCGCCTGAGCGGCCAGCCACTCCCAGCGCCGCTCGATCGCGGCCCGATGGAACGCAGTGATGTCGGCGATGATCGCGTTGCGGCGATCCTCGGGGCTCTGGGGAGCGCGGGACAGGATTTCGCCGGGCCGGCGGGCGATGACGCGGCTCGGCGTCACCGGGTCCTTCGGCTTGACATAGGCCGGCTTGAACCGGCCGACGCTGGAGCCTTCCTCATAGATCGGGCGGCCCTGAGCGAGCGGCGCAACGAACGGCGCGAGCTTGCGGCCCGCACGCGGGATCTTCTCGAAGTCGACCCATTCGTCGTCGAAGGTCAGTTCGTTCTGGAAAAGAAGGCTCAGCCAATAATTGGCGGGCGAGTCCTGCTCCTCCATCACTTCGAGCAGGGTGGAGGTATCGTAGATTTCACGGGCCATGGGAGGGTCCTTTCAGGTCCGCCGCGGTTCAGAGGAACTTGCGGATGAGGATGTTGGTCGGGGCGGGCGCGCCGCGGAACGCGGCGGCCTTGTCGGCGTCGGTCGCGTAGTCGGCGTGCCAGGTGAGCGCGGCCGGGTTGAAGCAGCCGGCGCGGTAGATCGCGACCCGCTGCGCCGAGCCGGTGTTGAGCACCGGCGCGGTGGTGACGCCGATCGGGACGATGGGGCCGGTCGTGTTGGCGAGCACGAGGTTGCCGCCGGACAGGCCGACGACCGAGAAGGCGGCGATGGCAACGCCGGACGCGACCGGGAAGTCCTCGCTGACCGGCAGCGGGGTATCGCCGCTGAACAGCTCCACGGTCTTGTAGGTGTCGCCGGCCTCGTAAGCGGCCATGCCGGCATTGGCGTAGGGAACGGTGATGTCGGCCATTTCTGGTCTCCTGATGAGGGATTTACTTCGGGTCGGGCTGCTTCTTGCCCGTCATCGCGCGCTGGGCGGCGAGGATGCTGGCGGAGGCTTTGGGCCTGTCGCCGCCGGCCTCGGCGCCGGGCGCGAGGTCGGGGTTGGGTTGGTCGGCAAGGCGCTTGAGCATCCCATCGCTGGCCGACGCGGCACAGTCGGGGAGCATCCCGATGATGTCGTCGGCGCTCAGCTTCGCGTTGGCGAGGAGCTTGGCCGCGACCCGTTCCTTGCCGTTCGAGGCCTCGGAGGCGAAGACGGCTGTGACGCGCTGGCGTTCCTCGGCGCGGGCCGCGGCGACGGCGGTTTCGCTCGCCGCTTCGTCCATCTCGTCGCCCGACGTTGCCGGAGGCGGCGGAGGCGCGGGGGCAGGCGGCGGCGGTGCGGGCGGGGCCGGGGCTCCGCCCTGCTCCTCGACGTCGCCGCCTTCACCACCACCTTGGTTGTCGCCGTCGACGGCGTCGAGCGCGATGATCGAAACGTCACCCGTGCCCATGGCGCTACGCACGCGATGGGCAAGGCTCGCGAAGCGCGAACCGGTCGACATAATCAGTCTCCTTCGGTGGTTAAGTCAGTTGCGCGCCAAAGAGCGCTGAAGCTTCGCCCAGGCCTCGCCCTCCGACATGATCCCGTCGATCAGGCCGAGAGAAAGACACTCCTGCGCGTCGAACCAGTCGGCCTCGGTATCCATGACCTTCTTGACCGGCAGTCGGCGGCCGGAAGCCACGAGTGCAGCGAACTGGTTGCGGGTCCGGTCGACGAAGGCCTGCAGCTTTTCGCGTGCCGGGTCATCGAGCGGCTCGAACTCGTTGGCCCGGGCCTTGCGGTCGCCGGATTGGATGATCGAGACGACGATCCCCTCCTCGGTCAGCGCCTTCGAGAAGTCGACGTGCATGATGTACGCGCCGATCGAGGCGGCGATGGCCCCTTCCGGCGCGAAGATTTTGTCGCAGACGCTGGCCAAGGCATAGGCCCCCGAAGTGGCCTGCTCGTTCACATAGGCCCAGATCGGCTTTCCGCCCTCGGACTTCGTGCAGAGCGCGATTTCCTCGGCGAGGGCGAAGCAGCCATTGGCTTCGCCGCCCGGGGAGTCGATGTCGAACCAGATGGCCCGGACCTCGTCGTCGGCCATGGCGGCGCGCAGCTTCTGGGCAATCCAGTTATAGCCGGTGACGCCGCTCTCCGGATCGACATAGTCGCTGCGCTGGACCAGCGTGTCGTGGATCGGGATGACCGCGACGCCATCCGCTTCGGCGTAGAGCTTTCGCTTCTGCCCGTTCCGACTCGCGTCGGAGGCGGCGGCGCGCATCTCCAGAACCCCCAGCGTCGTCCCGTCGACCCGGTCCAGCTTTGAGACGCCGAGACGCTCGGAAAGGGCGCAGACGATGATCTCCGCCTTCTCCGGCCGCAACAGGAGCGGCGTGTTGAAGACGCGCTGTGCGAGACGTCCAAGCATTATGCGTCCTCCCCTGCGGTCTCGCGGCGGTCCGCGTCGTCGGGATCACCGAGGTCGGGATCGTCGTCGTCGTTCCCGCCGCCGGCGTTTCCGGTCGCGGGGGCCATCGTCAGCCCGTAGCGCTCCATCTCCACCTGTTCGCGCTTGCGCTGGTAGAGCACATCCCTCCAGTCCAGCCCGCGCTCGGCGCATTGCGCCTCCAGCGTCGACCGGAAGCCGGCATAGTCGCTGTCGTCGCCCTTGCCCTCTTTCAGCTTGTCGATCGTTCCGCGAGCTGGGCCGATCCACTCACAGCGGGTGAGCGCGGCGCGGAAGACGTAGAACATCGATTTGCCGCCCGGGCATTCGACCAGATCGCGGGCGACGGCTTCCTCCAGCCAGGCCGCGTAGATCGGGGTGCACAGCGCCTGCCCGAACGTGTGGCGCTCCGAGATCCAGCCCCGCCAGGTCTCGTTCGTCAGAGTGCGGGCGTTCGAATAGTTGATCCCGGCCCAGCGCCCGGACAATTGCTCCGTTGCCAGCCCGAACGGCGAGGCTACGGCCGCGAGCTGGGCGGTCTGGAATGCCTCGAAATTCGTCGTCGGGTTTTCCGAGGAGACCGTCTCGATTTTCTCCCCGGGCAGGAGATGGGCCAGGGGGACGCCGTTGATGCGGACGTCGGTCTTCTCGTGATAGGCGGCGCGAAGCCCCTGATATCCGGTCAGGGTGTCGAAGTCCCCGTCGTCTGCCGGAGCGAGCGCCGCCTTCACGAAGTCGCTGTCGAAGGGGCTCTCGACGTACATGCCCCAGGCCTGATTGCGGAGCGCGGCGCCGAGTTCGTACCGGTCGTAGGTGTCGAGGTTCTTCATCCGGCCCATATTCGCTGCCAGCACGCCGACGGAGCGGTGCTGGTGGGCCCGGCGCTTGTTGATCGCGTGGATGAATCGCGGTCGCCCGCCCGGGTCCTCCCGAGGGATGCGGGTCCACTTCTGCCCCTCCCACGTCATCCCGACTTCGCCGGGGTGGCTGTTGCGGACCCAATAGGCCCGCGCCGCTCCGTATTCGTCGAGCTCCACGCCGCCGCGGAGATCGACCCCGTCAAAGCCCTTGCCGTCGGGCCGGCCGTTGGGATTACTGATCCGGTCCGGGTCGACGACCAGAGCCGCCGTCGACATCATGCCGCCGCGGCCGTCGATGAAATAGATCGCGACCGCCGCCTCGCCGTCGATGCACCAGTGGTTGTAGGCGAGCTTCACCAACCCGCCGAACTGGTTGTGGCGCTCGACGTCGCAGAGCATCCGGGGATCGTTGGCCCAGATGCTCCAAAGCGCCTCGACCTTGGTCGACCACTCGTCGGCCCATTCCGCCGACATGCCCATCGCCGCGAAGTTGGGGCGGGCCCTGAGCCGGATATTCGAGCCGACGATCGCGTCGGCTTTCTTGTTGACCGCCCCCTGTATCCAGCCGTTGTTGCGGTCGAGGTCATGCGACCTCGCGCTGATCTTGCTCCGGGCCGGCAGGACATCCGCGTCCGCCGAGCCCTTGCGGGGCTCCCACCCGGCCAGTTCCTGGCTGACCGAAGATGCGGCATGGTAGGCCCCGCTGGACAGGACGAGCGAGGTCGAGGCGCGACGCCTCGGCACCGACCCCGACAGCGTGGTGGTGATCGTACCGGCGTTCACGCCGGCGGGAGAGAGGTTCATCCGTAGCTCAGCGTTAATGCCCGGCGGCGCCGACCAGTGGTTCCGGTCAGCGCGGCGATGTCGCGGTCGAGCGCGGCGAGGGCGGCGTCGAAATGCTCGATCGAGGCGGTGTGCATGACGAGCTTGCGCCCGGCCCGCATCACCTCCTTCACCATCTCGCCTTTGAGGAACTTCAGGCGAGCGGCCGCGACGATGGCGCGGTCGGCCTCGAGTTCCTCCAGAGTCTGAGCCAAATCGAGTTCTCCTTGTTCGGGTTCGCGGCGTGGGAGGGTCCCCTGAGCGCTTCTGGTCGCAGCCCCGCGCTTCGGTGGCTTCTAATCCCCGTCACTGCCCGGCCTTGCGGCCCGCCGCGAATTCTATCGTCTGTTCAGAGCCGCCAATCGGTCGATGGGGCTCGGTTTCGGCGCCCCGCCTGCTACGATCGGCAGCCCCGGCAATGTCTCGTCGTCGTCTTCGATGGGCACCGGCCGCGCCCAGATCGGGGGCCGCGTCTCCCATTTGATGTCGGCCCGGTCCGGCCTCAGCATCAGCCGGACCGCCTCGTTATAGCCGTGGAGGTCAAGGCTCTCGTTCGGGCCTCGCCGCTCCCACTTCCCGTCGATCAGCACCTCGCCGGCGAACTCGTCGAAGGTCGATCGCGGCAAGCCCTCGGCGAAGCTGACTTGGCCCGGCCCGCCCTCGGTCTCGGCAAGCCGCTCCAGGGTCAGCTCCTTCAGCTTGAACACGCCCAAGTCCCATTCGAGCAGGACCGGCGCCACTTTCTGGCCCCGCTCGTCGACACTGATCTCGCGGCCTTTCAGCGGCAGCTCCGGCGCGCCCGGTGACTTCGAGCCCATGATCGGGCGGACCTTGAACCACGGCGCCGCGGCCGAGCCCCAGAACTGGCCGGCCCGGGCCATCCGGCGAGCGAACTCGCGAGCCTTCCATGTGACGTGGCCGTCCTTCACGTCGACCGCCATCCCGGCGACTGGCATCCGTATCGTCGGGTCGCCGACCAGCGGAAGCTCGCGGTCCAGCACCTGTTCCCGCAGCAGAAGCCAGTCCTCCTGTCGCTCCGCCGGGCGGATATCGACGTCACGACTGCCGAGGCGGCGGGTCGTGATGGTGAACCGCTCGATGATCCAGGACCGGCCCTCCAGGTCCCAGCCGACGATCATCACGTCGAACTTACGGTGCCCGACGTCGACGGCGGCGGTGACGAACCTCACTCCATCGGGGACCGTCCCAGCCTCGAAGCCGGCGGTCTTCGCCGCTTCCCTCGCGCGGCGACGCAGCGCGGTCGGGTCGAGAGCTTGGTTTCCGGTCCCCGCTCCCTCGTAGACCTCGCCCAGCGTCTTGGCTGTCAACTCTCTCAACAGATCCGGCTTGCGGGTGCTCTCGAACTTCCGAAGCGCCGCTTCCACTTCGCGGGCCAGCTGCTCGAGCTTCACGTTCTTCATCATCAAGGCGTGGATCCAGAAACCCATCGCTTCATTGGGCCTCGCCTCTCCGATGATGCCGCGCTCCGGATCAAGCACCTGGCCGCCGTGCATCCAGTCACCCGCGTCGACCATGGCGAGTCGCTGGGCGTCGTTCAGGTCCACCCCACAATGGGGACACGACATTGCGGCGGTCGCGGCCGCGAGGTCGAGCGCCTCGTCGTCAGCCATCCCCTCGACGCGGCGCCATGTGAGCTGGGTGCGATGCTCCGCAAGCTGATGGGGGCTCGACCACAGCCCGCACTCCGCGCACGGCCAGACAAACATCCCTCTGCTCGATTCCTTCCAGGCGGCCGCGATACCGCTGGTCCAGCCCGCGTCAGGATGGCTGCACATCCCGATCTTGCGGCGCGAGCCGATGGCGCGGCCGCGTTGGCGCATGTTCTGGCGGAACGCATTGCGGCGACGAGCCGGCTTGATCGTATCGATCTCGTCGCCGATGATGAGACCGCCTTCGCGGCCCGTAACCGTATGGTCGTTGACCGGAAGATACTCGATCGTCCGGCCAGACACGCGCTTGAACGCCAGCTTGTTGTCGCTCTTGCTCGGGCCCAGCTTCCGACGGATTTCCGGATGATCCTCGAAAAGGGGTTTGACCTCCCTTTCTACGTAGGACGCAACCTCCGAACCGGACCCTATGTACCAGAGCGTGTCGGTCAGCGGCCCGAACCGCATCCGGCGAAACAAATGGTTCTCGAACGCCTTGGTCTTCCCCGACCTGCCCGGACCGACGATGATGACCTCGCGAACGGCCGGATCATCGAGCGCGTCCTGCGGACCCTTAAGGAACGGGGTCAGCTCCAGAGACCAGAGGCGCTTTCCAGTGCCCTCGGCGTTCCGTATCCAGCGATACCTCCGGGCCGCCTCGGTCGTGCTGATCTGTTCCGGCGGCGTCAGCATATCGATCCGTCGCTCGATGATGCCGATAGGATCTTGGCAAAAACTCTGCGCAGCCAGGCACGAAATTTCTCCTTCAAGCTGCCGAGCGCTCAACAACTGCATGTCAGGGCCGATGGCCGCGGATTGTGTCGACCCACTTCAGGGCCGCGTCTTGGATCGCGACGAGCATGTTTCGGGCCTCGTTTTCCCAAGCGGTTCTGATCTCGGTGGGCCATATTCCGGCCGGGTCCGCCCTTTGCGCAGAGTCGAGGATCGCCGATTGGACGACATTGTTGTAGTCGATCACGCCTTGCTCGGCCCGTTCCGCCGGAATGAGCAACCCCTGCTCTATCTTGGCCCGCTGGAAATCGCGGTTCACCTGCACGAGCTTTCCGAGGTCGCTGACCGTCAGTGGCGCCTCGAAGGTCTCCGGCCGATCGACTGCCTCAGGGTCGCGACCGGCTTCGGCGGCCATTCCGGCGAGCCGGTGAACCCGTCCGGATTGAGCTTCCCGCGCCGACCTCGCGGCCTGCGCCTGAGCGATCATGTGGTCGATGACCGCCGCCGCGTCGAACTGCCACGGCACCCCCATGTCGCCGCGCTGGATCACCGGGAACTCTGGATCGTCGTCGATCATGTTCTTCAGGTGCCGCCAGGTGACGCCGACTATGGTCTCAAGCTCGGCGGCGTTGACGACCAGGCCGGGCTCGACGGCTGACCTTGCGGCTTCAAGCCGCGCCAGCCTTCCGACCGGGTCGGCTGGCAAGCGGGGCATCAGGTGAGCCCTTTCACGTCAGGATTTGCGGACAACCTCCCGGACTCCCGGATCGGCACTATGTCGTGCCTGGCCCGGTCATCGGTTCGAGGACGGCGCCTACCGTGCCCTAGGGGCAACGGCGAACGGACTACCAAGGTCCGGAAGCTCGCCTCAAGCCGCTTTGGAAGCGGTTTCATCATCATGTGCACTATTCGGTTGCAGAACGAAAGTAGAAATTTTCACGCGCATGTTGGCGCCGAAGCAAACCTCGGTGATTCGCTCGTTGCTTCGGACCACGCGGCCGACGAGACCGCGGAAGCTTCCCGTAGGGACCCTGACCTTCTCGCCGCGGCGATAGGCTGGGCCGAGACGGACGGCCGGCAGGTCGAGCTCAGCCTCCCGAAGCGGCTCCAGATCATGGTCCTTGACCACCGGGATGCCATGGCGGTCGTGGAAGACCGAAAACCGCTCGTGAGCAGGCTTGCGGCCGCCCGGCCCCCGCCTAGGCTTGTCCGGCATCGCCGCCAGCTCGAGCAGCTCAACAAGGTGACGGGCCCGCGCGAAGACGAAGCTGGGAACGATGGCCGCCTCGCCATCGCGCTTGACGTTGGCGCCAGGCACACGGATCCGCACCTTCCGCGCCGGCGACCATGCCTCGATCCCGTCCTCGCATAGCGAGCGCACGAGCCTCAGCGTGCGAGTCCCCGAGGTCCGCAAGATGATCCACCCATCCATCTTCATCCCGCCACCCGCCGCTCTCCGAAGGTCTTGTCCGCGATGCGCCGGAGATGATCCCGGTCGGACTGATCCGGCAGCCACTCAGGCTTGAGGCAGATCACGCCGTCGCGGTGATAGGCTTCCCGTGCCACCAGCCGCGGATCGCGAGCTTGGCCGCCGGCGATCACCGGGGCGAGAGAGGAACGGAGCGTGTTCACGCCGCCTCGGCCTCGCCGTCATCGGCCAGGTGATATTCGGATGTCCGCCAGTCGTAGGCCAGCCTGACCCGCCCTTCCTTCCCAGGGAGCCCCATGCGGACCTTGACGACATGCGCTTCGACGACATTGCTGTCTTTGTCCGGGCGGTAGATGACGAGGCCGTAGTCGGCCTTGTTAGCCCAGTGCGCCGAGCCGCTACCGTCGTAGAGCGTTGGAACCCGCACCCGGACCCCGGAGAGGTCGGGCTTGCGTGGATGGATGACGATCCAGACTGCGACGTCGTAGCGCCGCATGAAGGTCTTGATCGCCCGGATCGCCCGGTTCGTATATTCGTGCTCGCCTTCGCCGGCGCGGCTCTTGTGCTCGATCTCGTTCCAGGGGTCGAGAATGATCAGCCGGACTCCGTCGCGAAGCACCGCGATCCGGCACAGCTCCAAGAAGTCCTCCAGCGTCATCTCGTCCTCTTCGTCGACGAGCTGGGCGATGAGGCTGAGACGCTCTTCGATGATGCGGTCGGCCTCACCGATCGAGGTGACCGGGATCGAATGCTCGTTGCAGCCGATGAGCATCGCCCGCAGCTTTCGCTGCAGGATCGGCTTGGGCAGAGTCTCGAACAGTGCCGCGCCGATGTTGATGCCGGCCGCCATTAGCTTGGCTTTCACTACCGCCAGCATCGTCGACTTGCCGGCGCCGGCGTAGCCGGTGATCACCGTCAAGGTCTGGGGCACGACCGGCAGCATCGTGCTCAGCTCCGGTATCCCGCAACTGAACTTCGGCATCTCAGGAGGCGTCGGGAAGTCGCTGAGCCGGAAGATGTTTTTGACCGGATAGGGCTTGGCCGCGTCGATCGTCTCGCGAAGCGTCCCCGGGCCCCACGTCGCGAGGACATCGTTCAGATCTTTCGAACCCTCGGGGTAGGTGATGAACTTGCACCGTTCCGGGCCGAGGCGGCGGGCAAGCTCCGCGGCGAGCATCCGGCCCGGCTCGTCGGCGTCGGTGGCCAGGATGAAGCTGCCGACGCGATCGAGCAGGTCGCGACTCCGCCACAGGTAGGAAAAACGGTCGGCGTCGTTCTCAGGGTCGATCGGCCCCTCGGTCGCCTTGCCGGAGGCCCCGTTCGGGACGGAGACGACGGAGTGAATGCCCGACGTCATCACGGCCATCGCGTCCCATTCGCCCTCGGTGATGATCACCGTTTGCTCCCCGGCCTGAACCTTCGGGTCGAGCAAGACATCGTGGTTCCACAGGCAGAGCGGGGCACCCGGGTCCATCCAGTGCTGCTTCGCGCTGACCAGGCGGTATTTGTGGTTCACCACCCGGCCGCGTTCCAGATAGGGCACGCTCAGCAAGTGTCCTCTGGCGTCGCGCTTCGTGGAGAGGCCGAACTTCGCGATCAGGGCAGGGTCCAGGCCTCTGGCCTCGAACCACTTCTCGTGAGTTTCGTGAAGCATTGTCGCGGTCCTCGAGGTAGGGGGTGTTGCCGTTGGTGATAATCGAGACGGCTTCGGCGAAGTCGACGCCTCGGCTCTTCTCGACGAAATCGATGGCGTCGCCGTGCGAGCCGCAGCCGAAGCAGTGGTAGAAACCCTTCTCGTCGTTGACGAAGAAGCTGGGCGTTTTCTCGTCGTGGAACGGGCAGCAGCAGGCCAGTTCTCGGCCGGATTTCTTCAGCGGGAACCAGCGCGAGACGACCGCGCTGACGCTGTGCTCCGCTCGGACGCGATCGACGTCAACCTTCATATCCCGAGCACCATGTGACCGCCTCCGGTCCTGGCATCGCGGCCGCGCTGTTTCAGGCACCCCTCGATGAACGAGACCGGCTCGATCGCTCCCTCGCGTTTCGCTCTGGCCAGAGCGGAGATGACCGCCTCCGCGCCGTAGTCCCGCTTCCACTTGCCGGTGATCGACCGGGCCTGGGTCTCCGATTTGCCGGCGGCGGTGAGCATGGCCACCGCGCCATCGAACATGATCTTTTCCGGGTCCGGCAACGGGACGGCGCCGTTACCGTCAGGTAACGGTAATAGATTCCCTTTCCCTTTCCCTTGCGATCCCACCGGGATGTCTGGAGCATCCCGGTGGGACGTTTCAGGCGTCCCACTGGGACTTGATCGGGAATGCCGACGTTTGGCCTTCGGGATGGCTTTCGATTGCGGCGCGATGGCGGCCAGCATGTCCGCGACTCGGTCGATTTCACGCTCTATCGGCGCCGGATCAAATTCGCCTCCCCATCTCTTCGCGTTGCCCGCGCCGCTGGAAATCCTCTGCACGAGCTTCTCCAGCCAGGCCTCAAGGGCGAATTCGCAGACCGTCTCGTGATAGAGGCGCCCGTCCGAGCACGCCTGAAACCCCCGAAGGGCGTCCTGCTTGACCTTCCGCCATGTCCTCAGATCGCGGCCCAGCCCCGCCGCCTTGGCGAGGCTGCCGTCGTCGGCGCTGAGCGATCCGGCCGGGACGGAGTGCCATGCCGAGAACCACAGGTTCACGCCGGCGCGCCAGGCAGAATCGTCGGTGATCGCGTCGAAATCGCTTTGCCGCAGGCGGCTGATATCGATCATCATCCGCGGGAAGTCTCGGAGATCGCAATCGGCGGGCGTCAGAGGCGTTGGAAGCTCGTTCACCGCCCCCTCCCGTTCCACCAGCGCTCGACCTCGGAGGCGGGTGCCCCGACATGCGCGGCGGCTTCGAACATCAGCCTCGTAATCGACGTGGCGATGGACTGTCGACGTGCCTCCTCGATGTGCCGGATCGCGGTGTCGCGCTTCCAAGCGGTGTGGTCGGTCATGCGGCGCTCCTCACAGCAGCCGCCCCTGGGGCGGCCCGATCGAGGGCGAGTGAAGCGCCGAGAGACACCCACGCATCCGCTCCAACCAGCGGGTCAACTCCGTTGCCTCCCGCTCGAAGCCGCTCAGTCCGAACGGCATCCGCATAAGCCATTCGACGAAGGTGGGATTGAGCCGCCGCCTGAAGGACGGCCGAACGAACCGCTCGGGCCTGCTCTCGGTCCAGCCCGTGACGATGGGCTTCCTCAGCCCGTCGACGCGCAGCCTCTTGCCCCGGGAGCGGACGCCCATCAGGGCCAAAGCCCTGATCTCGGAGCGCAAGGCAGAATCGGTCGTAGCGCGAGAACGCAGGTAGCAGCTCAGGGCAGGCGTCAGCGATCCGCGCCCAGAGGGGGTCGGCGGGCCCAGGTGCGGTAAGGGGCAGGTCCAGGCCTCCGAAGCCCAATCGAGCATGTCGAGGCGGCTCTTGCCGTCCTGCCGCGTCACCGCATTGCCCCCGCCCTTGTAAATGCGGGTTGTCGGCGTCGGCCACGCCGCGACTGTGTCCTCTATCCGGCTCCCAGCCGTCCTCGCCGGATTGCCAAGGCCCCCTTGGCCGCCAACGCGCGGCGTGGGCCAGTGCGCCGCCTGCGTCGGTAGCGGCACCCCGCCCGCACCGAAGCTCATGTTCGGGCCGCCCTTCTCCCCGTCCGACGCTCGAGGCGTGGACCAGTGGGAGGATTCCGTCGCCAGCGAATGCCGCCCCGCCGGATCCTTGTATTTCGACGAGGCGGCGCGGCGGGACTTCGGTCCCCTGATCGCGTCGCCCGCCTGAGGGGTGCGCCATTCCTTCGTTTGGTGTTCCAGCCCAATCTGGATTTTCGATCCGTCCTGGCGTTTGGCCGTCCGACCCTTGACCTCTGCGGGTTTCAGCACGCGACCGCCGTTCGGCACGTTGGGCTTCATCCACTCGCCCGACCTTGCCAACCCTTCCAGCGTAGGTCGCGCCTTGGTCGGATCGCCGCCATCCCGCGTGTACGCGCCCACGGCCACTCTCGCGGTCGGCCATGATGAAGAGGCGCTCGCGGCCATGGTTGCCCTGAGCGATTTTCGAGCTGAATAGGTCTGCCGCAACGCGGTAACCAATTGCTTCCAGTGCCGGGACGAGGGCGGCGAGCTGTCCGTCCGCATTCCCCGGGACGTTCTCACGGAAGACACGATACGGCTTGCAATCGTCGACGATGCGCAGCAGCCGGTCGATGAGCCAGCGGTCATCGGCGTCGCCGAGGCCCCGGCCGGCGACGCTGTTTGGCTGGCAGGGGTCGCCCGAAGCGACGCAATGAACGACTCCACGCCACGGTCGAGCGTCGAAGGTTCCAGCGTCAGACCAGACAGGAGCCGGATGAAACCACCCTGCCTCCATCGACGCGACCAGTGATGCGGCGGCAGCGGCTTCCCTCTCCACGTAAGCGACACCGCGCGCTCCGGGATCGGCAATTCGGATACCGAGCTCCAGCCCGCCGACGCCGGCGCAGAAAGAGAGGATGTTGAGGGGTCCGTCGGCAGGAACGCCGGGGGGACGTAGAGCCAGGTCATTCACGCCGCCCTCGCCTTCGCCCGGCAGAACCGCGACCCGCAGGTCTCGGCCTCTCGCGCATGGACCAGCCGCTCGCACTGCGCGCACCAGGTCTTCTCCGGCGGCGGCGACAGGCCGAGCGGATAGGCGTCCTTCCGCGCCGGCGGTCCGCTGGCCGAACTCCGCTGATGCGGGGCGGCGCCTGGCTTCAGGGGCGCCCCTGCCGCCCGGCGGATCGGCACCCTGGCGCGCCGAAGCACTGTCTTCACCGCCTCTTCCGACATGCCGAAGCGCTTGGCGATGATGCCGATGTCGTCCTTGTCGACGGTATAGAAGCGCATGACCGCGCGATCGCGGTTGTCGAGGCGAGTCACCGGCCCGCCCCTTTCCAGCCGCGGCGCTCCGCGATGTCGAACAGCTCACTCCGGGAGTGGAATTCTCCGCTCAGGCCGATGACGAAATGGTCGGGCGGGCCATGGATGACGCCGGCGTCGTAGACGTTCCAACCGAGCCGCCGAAGATGGGTCTTGGCCTGCTCGACCGGGTCGGCGGCACGCTCGGCGTTCAGGGCATGGCCGGACAGGATCTTGCGGGCCTCGTGCGCGGCCGCCGTCATGGAGGTGGAGGCCGACGCGGCATGCAAGCGGCCGCGTCGGCTGTTGGCGATACGCAGAAGCTCGCGATCGACCGGGCCGACGCAGGGGATGACGTCGCCGACGCGGAGGGCGGCTGGACCGGTCATCTCGCCGCCGCCAACTGGCTGGTTGCCTGCTTGATCCGCCAAGGCGGGGTGATCCCGGCGACGAACAGGTCGTAGTCGAGGATGCCGATGGCGTCGGCCTCGTCGTCGTTGCGCGGCTTCATCCCGTGCTCGCGGCACCAGGCCTCGACGAAGTCCTTGAGCTGCATCCGACCCGTCCCCCGCTTCATCGGCCCGATGACGTGACGGCGCCACGTTCCGGCGCAGACCCAGTCGCAGCGGCGGATCGGGCAGGGCCGCGTGTCCGGATGCGCTTTCGCGGCGCAGAAGCTGTCGATATGGGCCGCGATGCCCATGAGCACGAAGGGCACGTCGAACGAGGTCTTCCGGTCGAAATGCTGGGTGTCGGCCGGCTGCTCGTACCGGACCGACTCGAAGCCGAGCGTGGAGTGGAGCGCGCTCAGCTCCATGTGCAGCTTGGCGAAGACCTTGCCGAACGGGGTGAACTCATCGCCCAGCGTGAAATGGCCGAACACGGGCAGGTCCAGGCCCGGCCGCCAATATGCCCAGCCCGTCCGGCTCTTCGACTGATCCAGCGCGAGGTACGACATTACTGGATCGTCGCGACCTGCAGCTTCTCCGGCGCCGCCGTCGGGATGATCGGCGCGGCGCGATCCTCGTTCTCGGCCTGGGAGACGAGATCGTCGGTGATGCCGATGTCCATCTCGTCGAGCATTCCACGCACGGAGCGCAAGATATCGTTCCGCTTTTCCTCGCTCTCCCGCTCGAGGCTGAACACGAAGCGGGCGGCGCGGGTGTTGACCCGGCAGTCCTTCTTGATCGCCTTGTAGCCGGTCGAGGCTTCCTGGGCGCGCTCGCCGGCGGCCTCGACCGCGGGCTTGATGTCCTGCCGGTAGATCCGGACCGCCTTCTCGAAGTCGGGCGTCGCGACCTGTTCGTTGTCCTGGGCGGGGGCGGCGGATTTTCTCTTGGCCATTTCATCTTCTCCTGTGGTGATTGGTGGCGGTGCGTCGATTTCGCCCCGGGACGCGGCGATGTCGGTCAGGCGCGCTTCCTCGACACCGATCCCGGCTTCGAATGCGGCGTCCTCCCGGCTGAGGCCGTCGGCGCGCAGTGCGAGGTAGGTCCGAAGCTGGCGGCTACTCATGGCCGCCTCGTGTCGCCGCCGGTCAGGACGGGCTTGTGCTGGTGGAGGCTGTTGCGCAGCGCATCGGCAAGCTCGGCGCGCCGCTCCTCTCGCAACAGGCGCTCCACCTCGGCGACCACGGCGGGGGTGATCGGGAAGCCTGCGGCGGCGCAGCGGACCGCGACTCGTTCGTGGATCACCGTCATGGCGCAGGCACTCCAAGGAGGCCGAGCGACGCGATGGCCATGCAGCAGGCCATCAAGCGCCATAGGAATTCGATGCGGGTCACTCCGCCGCCTCCAGGAAGCCGTCGAAGAGGGGGCCGGCCGGCGCGGTCTGCGGGATATCCGCAGCGACTGGAATGAGGTCGGCCGCGATCCTGTTCCGGGCCATTTCGGCATAGGCGGGGTTGAGCTCGATCAGGATGGCGTTGCGCTGGAGCCGACCCGCGACGAGGCCGGTCGTGCCGGCGCCGCCGAAGGGGTCGAGGACTGTCCCCTCGACCGGACATCCTGCGCGGATCAGCGGCGACACGAGCGCGGGCGGAAACGTCGCGAAATGCGCATCGCGAAAGGCCTGCGGCGTGACATCGAGGGCCAGCGGCGTACCGTCGGCATCGGAGATCAGACCCCAGGGCTCCTCAAGCGAGTCGAAGAAGAGATCGGTGTTTCGGAAGTTGCGGTCGTGGATGACGGCGCCGGTGCTCACGGCCTCATGGCTCTGGTTCGCCCTGACGCCGGACCTGCGATCGACAGCGTCCGATTTCCGGTTCCTCACCACCGCCTTCATCGGCCCGTTCGTCTTCGCCCCCCCATGTGCGCTAAGGCTCCCTGCCTGCGCTGCTACGTTTTGGGCGACCCTCGCGTTGGTGTTCGGGCTCGCGGTCCTGCGCACCGCCTCGGCGTCGTAGAAATATCGCTTGGACTTGGTCAGCAGCGCGACATATTCGATCGAGTTGGCCGGGCGGTCGGTGATGCTATCCGGCATCCCGTTGCGCTTCACCCAGGGCAGGATGGAGCGGACGAACCAGCCGTCCTCCTGCAGCGCGATGAAGAGGCGCTGCGGCACCATACAGAGGTCCTTTGGCTTGAGGTAGCCGCCGGCGACAACGCGCCCCTCTGGCACCGAATCTCCGTTGATGCCGCCGTTGCCGAGGTTGCCGCTGCGGCCACGCCGCGCTGCCTGCCGGGAGTTCGGCTGGACCTCGTATATCGGCCCAACCGTCGAGAACGGCTTGTCCCGAAACGTGCGATCATCGTCGCTCAGCGCCTTCGTGTCGGCCGCCGACCGGCCATTCGGGGTGGAGGCGTAGCAGTCGCCGTAATTGATCCAGCACGTGCCCGACGGCTTCAGCGCCCGGCGCGCCTCCCGGAACAGTTCGACCATGACGGTCAGGTGCTCGCCGAGCGAGTGTTCCTGCCCAAGCTGGCCCTCAACGTTATACGATCTCAAACCCCAATAAGGAGGCGAGGTGCAGATCATGTCGACGCTGTCGCTCTCCAGCTTCCTCAGCTCGGTCAGCGCGTCACCGACGATGATGGAGACGCGCCCCGACATGGCTCAGCAGCCTTCCCGGATGCGCCGGATCTGCGCGAGCTTGCGGTTGACGCCGCGGCGCACCTCCAGAAGGCCGGGCTCCAGCGCCAGCAGTTCCTCGCGGGTCTCGCCCGGGCCGCCGGGGCTTTCCGGGGAGCGGGCCTTCACGAGCCCGGTCCCGACGTCCATCAGCGCCGGCAGGACATCCCCTCCGGCGGCGACCTCGGCGGGAACGCCGTGCGTCCCGGCGACCTCGAGGACCAGGTCGATCGTCCCGGTGCCGAACTCATGCTCGATGTTGAGCAGCAGGACGGGGGACAGGTCGGTACGCTCGTTCTCGGCATTGGAGATGGTCTCGTCGGAGCAGCCGATCCGGTCACCGAAATCGACGTTGGTCAGCCGATGCTGGAGCTTGAGACAGCGGATCACCGTGGCGACGGCGGAGCGGTAAGCCTTTTGGGTCGGACGGGGCCGTTTGCCGGAGACGTTCGGTATGGTCATCTGCCAGACCTCGTCCGGCAACCACTATGGGAGACAAAAAATACACCGTTCCCGACCTTCAGCGCTGCATGGCCTCGGCCACGCCTCCCGGCACGCTGTTGACGCTTTCGCGCAGGTCGGGCCTCGAAGCGGCCGGTGCGGTCCGCTGTCAGGGAGGCGCCGGGAGGCGATCCGGAAAGACTGAGCGCGGCGACGAGCACGGAGGGGGCGAAACGTCCCCGCCGCCGCGCATCCCCGTGCGTGACCACCGGGGATTTCATGGGGCGCGCCCTCCGAAGGAGGCGCCGTTTCCAGCACCCCCCTCTTCGGCTACCGTGCGGTCATGGGAACCAGCGCGCGAGAGCGACGATGCCGGACACGACGAACGAGGCCCTTCAGGGCCTTGCCGGGCGGGATTTGTTTCAGCTTCGACTGACTGGGATGATCCTCGCAGCAATCGTAGAGCGAGGCATCCTGTCAGCGCCAGAAGCGCGAGCGATAGTGGGAGACGTCCTCGACCAGGTGCCGTTGGAGATGGACGACTACCGGCTAGCAATGTCGCAGTTGTACGACGAATTCCGCGGATAATCCCGTCGCCCAGCAGGCCGTCGGTCGCGGCCCTGATCGCGGCGGCCTCAGACATCGGACACCGTGCCGCTGACCAGGAGCGCCGCGTCTGCGGCCATGAGATCCGTCGTGGAACGGGTCAGAGCGACGGTCGCGGCACCGACGAGGCAGGCGCGGTCGGCGGCAAAGACCTCGTCGCGGCGGGCCTGCCGCTCCTGCGCCGCCAGCTCGCGCCGAACCAGCCGACGCGCCTGGTAGAGGGTCAGGGCCCGCTTCATGCCGGCACCTGCGCCGAGGCGGTCGCTGCCCGAAGCGCGGCGGCGACACGAACATCGAACGGACCATGTCCATCGCGAACTTCGAGAAATATCTGGAGCGGGGACGCCGGGCGCTCGACCGCTACGCCGCCACCGACGATCCCGTCATCGTCGAGGATTGAGGAGCCTTCGGGGGCAGGGTGTTCGCCCTGCCCCGTCCGGCCTATCGTGCGGTTCTTGACACCAGCACAGGGAGCCGTGGAATGGCCATCTCCGAAGACGCCGCAGCCATTGTGGCAGCGAACCCCACCCAGGCGCACGCCACTTACACCGTCGCGAGAAACAACCACCCGGTCCTTCGACCCGAGCAGCTGGTCGAGCAAGTTACGTGGGCGTACCGACGCTATCTGGATATGGCGCACGGCAGGATCAGTCACGAAGACGCTCCACCGGCCTGAGGTATCCGCCGGTGACGAATTCATAAAAGTCCGCGGCACGCTGCAGGACGGACTCGGTGCTGTCCGGCGACATCGGCGCCATGGACTCGCCGGCTGTCGCGGTACCCACGGCGAGCCGGAGGCATTCCAGGCGCAGGCTGTTCTTGGACATCAGGCGGCCTCCTCGATGGTCTCGGTCGTCTCTGCGGTCGAACGCCCGAGACTTACGCGCCCCGCGAAGGCGGGGGCCGTGGCGATAGCGATCATGAATTGCTCGAGGTCGGCCATCTATGCGGCGTCCTCGATGGCCCCGGCCGGCTCTGCCGTCGGACGGCCGACACTTGCGAGAGCGGCGGCGGCTATGGAAGGCACTGACGCGTTCGGCCAGTTGGATGGCTCTGCGAAATACCGCGCGAACTGCTCGAAGTTGCGAACGGTGCAGGTGGCACCCCCTTCAAGGGCGTCAAAGAATGAGCCGCGATTGGCGACGATAGTTGCCACCCTAGCGAGCGACTTGCCCCCATGCTCCGCCGTAGCGGCGGAATATGCGCGAGCGACCGTCAGCAGCGCTTGTTCGTAGGTATCCATGGGCGCAACTAGCTACGGCATATCTGCCGCACCGTCAACGGCATATCCGCCGCATGACGTCGGGTCGTGGGCGCGGCATACTCGCCGCGCCGTGGAGCAGCTTGAAATTCTAGAGACACGCGTGAAGGAGCGATTGAAGGCGACCGGCCTATCGGCTCGTGGCGCCTCGCTGGCCGCGGTCAACTCGCCGGATGTAGTGCGCTACATCTGGGAGCGCCAAGCAATGCCGAGCGCAGACAAACTGGCCCGGATTGCAGCGGTGCTCGGAACGACGGTTGATTATCTCTTGGGCAAGTCTGAAGAGCCCGGCGAAGCGATCGCACCTGTGCCGGGGTTCAAGATGCCGAGCCGCACCACCCGAGACCTGCCAGTGTACGGGACGGCACTAGCGGCAGATCGGGACTTCCTCGATCGAGACGGCCATCCAACTACCGTCGAGCAGGTCGACCTACTTATGAGCAGCGCCATGGACTACATTATCCGTCCACCGCTCCTAGTTGGTCGCTCTGAGATATTTGCAGTCTACGTCTCCGGCGAGTCAATGTCGCCTCGCTTTTTTAGCGGTGATGCCGTTCTGGTGGAGCCCAACAGACCGGCTGCTATTGGAGACGACGTGCTTGTATTATTGAGGGGTGCCGTGGATCAAGGCGAAGAAATCACCGGAGCGCTCATAAAGAAGCTCGTCAGGCGGTCGGCGTCCTTTGTTGAGCTGGAACAATACAATCCTCCGCTCACATTTAGAATACCGACAGCTGATATCCACAAAATACACCGTATTAAGCCTTGGCCGGAGGCTCACGGCATATGATGCTAGCTTTGATGCTCGTCGTAGCTGCGAGCTCTACGCACCACGACAAATCGACAAACCCGTACGCCGCCGAGGACGTTTACACACCGCTCCGAGTGGACGGGTGGAAATATTCATCGGCCATTGACGCCATTACAGAATTGCCCGAAGCCGGGGCTTCCATCTTATCTGAGGACGGCAGACACAAACTTACATTGTCGTGTCGGTCGGGAAGCAGGGAGCGGCCATTGTCGTTTCGTCTGGAGGGGCCCCGCTACCTCGGCGGTGAAACGGCGCGGGTCGTCGTCAAGGTGGAGCACGGCAAGTCATGGGAGCTACAATGGACCACGATGTCGAAGGTGGCCTACAATGCAGACTGGCGAAGCGTTGTGGGCCTCATAGGGTTCCTTTCCCCAGGCACACGAGCCGTCATCCGCGTCTACAATTTTGAGGACCAACCGGTCGACGCCTTCTTTGACCTCTACGGAGCCGGTTCCGCTTTCCGGCGAGTGATCTCCGCATGCGGAAAGCAGATGCCTCTGGATGAGGATCGCAATCAGAATTTCTGATAAGGCATAAATGCCGCATTTTGTTTGACACGGCATATCTGCCGCGCTAGGCACTGCTCTTCCGAAGGGGAGAGCAGATGGCGACTCAGGGTGAGCAGGGGCTTCGGCCGGTAGCGATCGGCGGAGGGGCGATCAGCCTCACGGCCCGGCAGCTCGAGTGCCTGGCCTATGTCGCGGCCCACCCGGACGCGACCTACGTCCAGATCACCCGCGCGCTCGGTCTGACGGCCAAGAGCAGCGCCCACCGGCTGCTGACCGGCCTTGAGGAGCGCGGCTGGATCCGACGGCGCCACTGCCATTCCGGCCGGATCGAGACCCTCCGCCCGGTGCCGGCCGTCCGGCCCTGGACCGCCGCGGAAGGTCTCGCCTTCGCCCGGGCGTGGCGGATCAGGATGAAGCCTCACTTCGACGCGCTGTACGGGCCTGAGCCGACCGGGCGGAGGGCCGCGTGACGTCGCCGCACTGGCTCCCCGACCCGTCCTTCGACGTCTCGACCCTGACGCGGCGCCAGGCCGCGGTGTTCGCCCACCTGTGCATCCGGGCCCGGGCCGGGTTGGCGGCCGAGATACGGCTGCACGAGTCGATGCTCGACCGGTCCCGCTACCCGCTCGCCTCCGATAGGTTGCGCGAGGACGCCCGGCGGGAGCTGCGGGACCGAAGGGCGGAGCTTGGGCTGGTCGCGGCGTTGCAGCGGCGCCTGGAGCGGATCCACACCGCCCCGCTGTCGCCGGCCGAGCAGGACCGGCTCGCGGAGGCGCGGCGGATCAACCCTGACCTGAGCGGTGCGGAGGCGACCGCCGTGATCTACGGCCAGCTCGATCCGGCGTCGCTGGAAAGGCGGGCGGCGTGAGCGGGCAAGCGTCGTCAACAGAAGAAGACGGGTGGATGCCGGAAGATCGCCAAGCGGCTCTCGCGCTGACGGACGAACTCGTGAGCATCAAAGCAAAGCTCGGCCAGCTAGGGCTTTTCAAAACCATGCACGCGCTGAACGGGGCGACGCAGGCTATCGGCTACGAGATCGCAGAGAAGCTGTGCAGAACCGCTCCTCGGGTGAAACCATGACCTCCCCAGCCATAAACGCGAGGGAGATAGCGGCGGGGCTGACGAAGGCGAGCAGGAAAGCTCTGCCTAGGCTGGGCGAGGCGTGGATTTCTGGAGAAGCGCCCAGCGTCCGCGATGGCGTCTACTCTCTCGGCTGGGGGAAGGATGCCCAAGATCGTCTTATCGAGATGCGGTGGACTCAGCAGGGCGAGCTGGAAGTGCGTCTTACGCGCCGCGGTCTCGAAGTCCGCGCAATCCTTCAATCGGAGAGCGGCAATGGCTGAGCCGACCCCTCCCCTCATAGCACTTGCGGAACGGGTGGAGAAGGCGATCGGGCCTGATCGGGAGCTTGATGCCGAGACTCATACCGCAACAGGTCAGGTCGCTCGGCTGGTAAGCGGCGACCTTCCCCCCGTATGCACTCACGATTACGAGCAACAGGTCGGCTATTGGGTTAAGCGCTACACCTCCTCTCTCGACGCGGCGATGTCGCTGGTGCCGGAAGGGATGCGCTGGAAGTGCGGCTTTACCAAGCACGTCCCCCACGTCGCGGAAGTCTGGCTCGGAGACGGGCGCGGATATGTCGATGGCAATAGCGACCATTCGCGGCCTCTCGCTCTAACTGCCGCCTCTCTCCGTGCTCTTGCACAGGTGCAATCGTGAGGAGGGATGTTGGGCGATGCCCCTCTTCGGGGGCCGTTCTGCCGCCCTTCGGGCTGAGCCCGCAAGCGGTCTCAGGGCTCCGCCCGGCTGCCACTATCGCATTTTCAGGAGCTTGAACGATGTCCGCCGTGGACCTGACCGCTCTGTCATACTGGTTTCCGATTGTGGAGGCGTCTGGCCTGCCCGTGCCCCGCACGCACATCATGCAAATGCCCCCTTCTGTCCAACAGACGATCATGGCCCATCTTTGGGGCGAAGAAGCGGACCCCTCTGGCGTTGAGGCGTTCGCGGGCGAGTTGGCGGCGATTGCGGCAGACCTTGGCACCCCCCTCTTCCTCCGGACTGATCAGACATCGGGAAAGCACGATTGGGAGCGCACCTGCTTTGTGTCTGACCTGTCCAAGTTGGCAGGTCACCTCTACGCGATAGCCGAGTATTCGGAATGCGCGGGCTTCCCGGGGCTCCCCTGGAATACTTGGGTGGTCCGCGAGATGCTGCCGACTGTGCCGGTCGCGCTATGCCCTCGCTACGGCAATATGCCGGTCTGCAAGGAGTTTCGGTTCTTTGTAGATGGGGGCACGGTTGAGTGCTTCCATCCCTATTGGCCTCGCTACGCGCTGGAGCGCGGGGGCTGCGACCTGTCTGACGCCGAGTATGCGGTTTTGTGCGATCCGGGCGACATTGACACTCTACGAGAGCTTGCCGCTCTCACGGGCCGCGCCGTTGGCGGGCGCTGGTCCGTCGATCTGCTCGAAACAAAGCGCGGCTGGTTCGTCACCGATATGGCCGAAGCGGACAAGTCCTTTCACTGGGATGGATGTCCCGCGTCAGTCGATGAGCGCGCGAAGCGCCAAGACCCCGAAGAGGGGCTTGGTCCGAAGGACGCCAGCGCGGTCGGCGCGACAAGCGCCGAGACGCCCGACCCCAACTCTGAGACCACACAGGGGAGTAACGAGGGATGAGCGGGGGATGGACCACGCGCAAGATCGAGGTTGACGGCCGCCGTATTTGCGAGCGCCGAGGCGTTGGCCTTCGTGTCATAGGTGTCGCCAAGACGCCGTTGGAAGGCAGTGCGGAGGCAAACGCTCAACTGTGGGCCGCCGCTCCAGAACTCTATGAGGCGCTGGCACAGATTCTTGAGGACCCCGACATGCTCATGATCGAGGTCGGTCTGAGGACGAAAGCTCGCGCCGCCCTGGCCAAGGCCCGTGGTGAGCAATCATGACCGATAACCTCTCCACAGCGGATGTCCTCGATAGAGCGGCTGACCTGATAGAGCCTGAAGGGGCTTGGACGAAGGGAGGATACGCGCGAGGCGCAAGCGGCACGTTCGTGATTTGCTCGGAAAACGCGACCTGCTTCTGCGCGCTCGGCGCGATCAGTGTCGCGTCAAATCGCTGGGGATATACTGACGAACCCGACGCCCGCGCGGTGCGCGTGCTTGAGGGTCTCGTTGAAGGACCCCTTTCAGGTTGGAACGACGCCCCCGAGCGCACTCAAGCCGAAGTCGTCGCCAAACTTCGTGAAGCCGCCCGTATCGCCCGTGGTGAGTCCAGAGAAAGTGTTTCGTTAGGGGGTGACCGGTGAACGCCGCCTCGTTCGCGCCCGTCAAGGCCCGGCCGGATCCGACGAGCGCGCTTATCGCTGCCGTCCGCGGGCGCTTCTCGGCGGGCTTCCACCTCGAGCAGGTGAAAACGCGCGCCTGGGCGAGCGCCAGCTTCAACGGCGCCCGCCACGAAATGACCTTCCGGGTCGAGGGCCCGGGGGCCGAGGACGAGATCGAAGCCTTTCTGGACGGGCTCGCGCCCAGGTCCATTAGACTGGATGGCCACCTTCTCGCCGACATCGCCGTGACCGCCTCGGAGCGCCGGCCGGGCTTCGCGCGGGCGTCGCTCGAAGTCCTCACGGTGGACGACTGACGTGGCGCGAGTCCCTTCATGGTCGGAGATCTTCGTCGCCGTCGGCTGCTGGCTCGCGTCGTTCGCCGCCCTCATCGTCTGCGCCGCGCAATGACGGGCCGCCATTCCACCCCAGCCTCTATCGCAGAGGAGCGGCTGAGGAAGGCGCTGGAGGAGGTAGCCACCTACGTTCGCGAATGGGGTTATGCGGACGAGGACGACTGGCCGAACCAACTTGCCAAGATCGACGAAGCCCTGGCCTCCACCCCTGTACCCGATAAGCAGGAAGGGGAAGCGCTGGATGATGCGGTGCGCGGGCTGCGAGGCTGGCTCGACGCCGGAGAGCAGTATGCGCGGCGGGGCGGAAGCCTCATTCGCCTTGACGCCGATGTCGCGATCATACTGGATGAACTGGCATGGCGTCGCGATCCCGAAGCGGCCCGTGAGGAAGAGTTAGAGCGGCGGTCGGACGAGACCGTGCAGGCCGCGATCAGATCGGCGGTCGATGCTAACGACCCCCTGCTAGGCGGCGATATCGCAACCGCGGTCGCCGCCCTCTCCTCTCTCCCCACCGATAACAGGGGAGGCGGGGAATGAAGGGGCCGGTCGACAATCTGTTCTCTCAGGGCGTCCGCATGGTTCACGAGGAGGCGGTGGAGATGACCTTGCAGTCGCTCCGGGCCTACTGGCCGCTGCACCGCCACGTTGCCGTCGCCTGGTCCGGCGGTAAGGACAGCACCGCCACCCTGACCCTGCTGATCCACCTGATCGACGCCGGCGAGCTGCCGCAGCCGGAGCGGCTCTACGTTTTCTACGCCGACACCCGGCAGGAGCTGCCGCCGCTGCAGGCCGCGGCCGAGGCGATCATGGCGAAGCTGAGGGAGCGCAACTGGATCGAGGTCAGGGTGGTGCGGGCCGCGCTCGACAAGCGCTTCATGGTCTACATCCTCGGCCGGGGCGTGCCGCCGCCGAACAACAATACGCTGCGCTGGTGCACAAGGCAGATCAAGGTCGAGCCGATGGCGGCGGCGCTGGAGGAAGCGATAGCGGGCCTGCCCGGGACGGCGCTGATGATCACCGGAGTGCGCGAGGGCGAGAGCGCGGTGCGCGACGGGCGGATCAAGATGTCGTGCTCGAAGGACGGCGCCGAATGCGGACAGGGCTGGTACCAGCAGGTGCTCCCGGAGGCGAAGGGGATCAGGGGGCGGCTGGCGACGCTGGCGCCGATCCTTCATTGGCGGGTGTGCATCGTCTGGGACTGGCTTCGCTTCTACGCGACCCAGCCGGAATTCGGCGGGTGGCCGACGGCGATCCTCGCCGACGCTTATGGCGGCGACGACGCGGAGGAGGTGAATGCCCGCACCGGCTGCATCGGCTGCCCGCTGGCGGCTCGCGACACCGCGCTTGAAACGGTGGTGGCGATGCCGGCCTGGGCGCATCTGGCGCCGCTGATGGAGCTCAAGCCGATCTATCGCTGGATGCGGCTGCCGGCACAGCGATTGCGCAAGGCGGGCGCCGAGCGGCTGAAGGACGGCAGCCTCGCGAAGAACCCGCAGCGCATGGGGCCGCTGACCTTGGAGGCAAGGTCGGAGGCGCTGGCGAAGATCCTGGACATCCAGGCGCGGGCCGAGGTCGACCTGATCAACGCCGAGGAAGAAGCGCGAATTCGCGAGCTTATCTCGGCACGGACCTTCCCCGACAAATGGACCGGGGATGAGCCCAGCGCAGCCGCTTGGTTGGATGCCATCCATGGTGACGGGTCCATCCAGCCGATTCTCTTCCGAGAGCTTGTCGGGTCATGATCGCGAGGAGTCGCCCAATGTCCGATAACCCCAAACTGCTGGCCGACAGGCTGAACAAGCGCTTTGGAGGGCTCGGTCCCGGCGCGCACCTGCTCAAGGCTGACCTCGCCTTAATTCGCGAGGCGGCCGAAGCCCTGAACACTCGCGCCACCCCGGCTCTGCCGGAGGAGCGGGCTCTTCTTGAACGGGTTCGCGAGCGTGTCGAAGAAGAGGCTCACGGCGACACTGGCCGCTGGATGACCTGCTCGGGATGCGCCGAGGGCGTCGACGGCTACCTGTCCAATGACGACCACCCTTTCAGCGAGCATTTCCAGTGCCAGCTTGGCGGCGGGTGCGGCGACTGCGGCGGAATCGGGGCCGTTTGGGACACGACCGACTATGGCGCGCTGGCAGACGAATTGCCCTCCCGCGACGCCCTGTCCACCCCCATCGCACCTCTACCAGACGAGGAGGCGGTAGAGCGGGTGAGTAGCGTCATCAAGGAGTTGGTCAAGCCGTTTGCGGTCCTGGCCGGTGCATGTGCTCTTTGCAAGCGCGGCGACCGCCTGAACAGCGAGAGCGTCGAGCAGGCAGCACGCGCAATCCTCGCCTCCATCCCCTCCACAGAAGGGGGGCTGAGAGAAGCGCTGGACGATCTCCAGCAGGCGGAGTTCGAATACCGCCTGATGCTGGATCGGCACGGCGACGGAAGTCAGGCGGCTGGCCGGGCTTGGGATCTGATGCGTCGCGCCGGTGACAAGGCTCGCGGCCTCTTAGACCGCGCTTCAACCCACACTGGACAGACGGAGGAAGGGCGATGAGCGGCATTCCGGGAACTCGCCGGCGCTGGTCGGTGCGGAGGAAGCTCGCAAAGGCCGCGCGCGCTGGAACGGGGACTAGCCTTCGTGATTACGAGGTCCACGAGCTACAGGCGGCGCTCGCGGCAGCCGCCATCCCTCCCGGCCATGTTGTCGTACCGATAGAGGCGCTGGAGCCGTTCGCGAACGTGGCGCGCCGCATACGCGAGAATGCGAAGGATAATCGCTGGCTCGAGTCCGTCCTGTTTTACATGGGCGACGACAATGATCCGACCAAGTGGAGCCTGACAGGCCGCGCATTCGACAAAGTGCGTGAAGCCCTAGCCGCCTCTCCCAAGTCTCTAGGAGGGTTGTCGGACGATTCGGTGAATGCCGGTGGCTGACGGCCCGCTCATCACCGCCTCAGGCGCCTACGAGGGCATCTCCGGCACCGATTATCACGGCGTCGAGCTGTGCCCGGAGCATTCGGTCAGCGGGTCCGGCCTGGTGCTGATCGAGGAGGAGAGCGCGGCCCACTACTGGGACCAGTGCATCCACAATCCGGCCCGCAAGGTGAAGAAGTCGAAGCCGCATTACGCGCTCGGCCACCTCGTGCATGATCTGCTGCTCTATCAGGGGATGCTGCCGGCCGAGTACCACATCGTTCCCGACGACTTTAGCCCGGCGCACCATAAGAAATGGGGCGACGAGATGGAGGGCTATAGATCCGCCGTCGAAGCCGGGATGAACATCCTGCAGCAGGCCGAGTTCGAGGAGGCTCGGGCCATGGCCGAGGCGTGCGACCGGCACGAGCTCGCGGGCGCGCTGCTCATGGCGGGCAAGCCGGAAGTGACGCTCGCCGCCCAGGATCCGAAGACCGGCCGCTGGGTTCGCGCCCGGCCGGACTTCCTGCCCGACGCGATGGAGATAATACCCGATGTTAAGACCGCGGTGAGCGCCCACCCGGTCGAATACGAAAGGCACGCGACCCGGTTCGGCTATTTCCAGAAGGCCGCCCACTATCTCGACGTCATCGACCTCGTGTTCGGCGAGGCCCCGGCGAAGCGCCGCTTCGTCCACATCGTGATCGAGAAGGGCCCGGCGAACGAGAAGCACTATCCCGGCAAGCGCTACCCGGTCGAGATTTTCGACCTCGACGACGGCGACATCCACGAGGCGCGGCTGCTGAACCGGCGGGCCCTCGACATCTTCGACCGCTGCCTCAGCACCGGGCAATGGCCCGGCTACTCCACGCCGGAGCACCCGGTCCTGCCGCTCCGCATGGCGCCTTGGAAGCGCCGCGACATCACCCAGCGGGTCGAGGCCGGCCAGCTTTCCTACGAATGAAGGGATCGACATGAACGAAGTCGTCAGCAGAGAGCAGATCATGGGTCAGGCCCGCGGCGAGTCCGCCAGCCAGGCCACGGTGATCGAGAAGAGCCGTGCGATCGCCGAGGTGCAGGGCGCGCTGATCGTGGCGCAGCAGCGGCCGCGCGACGAGACGAAGGCCTTGGCGACAGCTCTGGAAAGCTGCCGGACCAAGGAGGTGGCCGAGACCGCGTTCTTCAAGTTCCCCCGCGGCGGCCAGACCGTGTCGGGCGAGACGATCCACCTTGCGGTCGAGCTGGCCCGCTGCTGGGGCAACGTTGGTTACGGCATCGTCGAGCTGAGCCGGAACGACCGTGTCGCCGAGTCGGAGATGATGGCTTTCGCCTGGGACCTCCAGACCAACACCCGCTCGACCATGGGCTTCATCGTCCCTCACAAGCGCGACAAGCGCGGTGGGCCGGAGACGCTGACGGACATGCGCGACATCTACGAGAACAACGCCAATATGGGCGCCAGGCGGCTGCGCGAGTGCATCTTCCGGGTGCTGCCACCCTATCTGAAGGAGCAGGCAAAGGGGGCCTGCTACAAGACGCTTGAGGGCGGGAGGGACGAGAAGCCGCTGGCGGTCCGGCTGACCGAGATGGTCGACGCATTCGAAGCGCTCGGCATCTCGCGCGAGCGCGTCGAAGCCAAGCTCGGGCCGATCGCCAGGCTATCGGCAACCGATCTCGCGGGTCTCAAGGTCAGCTATCGGTCGATAGCGCGGAACGAGGTCACCGCCGACGAAGAATTCCCGCGCGTCGGGGTCGAGGAAACGACCCGGGCGGCGCGCGCCATCGCCGGCGGGCGCGCAGCGGCGGAGCGGCAGGGCACGACCACCGGCGACAATCCCGCCGCCGAGGGGCCGGCGGACGAGGACCGCGGCGAGGCGTTCAGCGGCGCCGACGAGCCCGATGCGCGCCGCCGGGTCGCCGACGCGATCATCTACGCCACGAAGTCGCAGGCGACGATCATCGACCTCGCCAATCTCAAGGCGGCGCGGTCGGCGGACATCAAGGCGCTGCCGGACGACATGGCGGCGGAGGTCGAAGGGGCTTTCGACGAGGCCCAGCAGCGGCTGAAGGAGCGAAGGCCGTGAAGCGTCCCCTCCCCCTCCGCGGCTACGGCCCCACCTACACCTCCGGCTCGCGCTGCCCCGGCTGCGGGCGCGGCCACCGGATCGTCGGCCGCGCCTCGGCGGAATGCGCCTTCTGCGCGACGGCCCTGCCGCTGGCGCGGGAAAGGGCGGCGGCATGAACCGGTCCGAGCACCTTCTGACCTGCCTCGCCGAGGAATGCGCCGAGGTGGGCCAGCGCGTCTCCAAGGCGCTCCGGTTCGGACTTGCCGAGGTCCAGCCGGGCCAGCCGCTGAACAACGCCCAGCGCATAGCGGCTGAAGTGAAGGATGTCCTCTCGGTCGCCGCCATTCTCGAGCGGCACGGGCTGCTGACCGACTACCTGCCGACGGCGGGCGAGATCGGGGCCAAGGAGGCGAAGATAGAGCGCTTCATGACCATCGCTCGGGAGCAGGGGGTCCTGACCGATGCCTGACGCCCGCGACCTCCAACTGGACGTGGTGAAACGGGGCGCGGCTTCGCATGTCCGAGACTGCCAGCTGCTGATCAACGCAGTCCAGCGAGCCATGAGGGCGGCCAATTACACGGCGGGGACGGGAAAGCTACACCGCGACGACAAGGCGGCCCACACCGCCGTTAAGCGCGCCTACGCCCGAATGATGGGGTTCGACGATGAGTAAGCGGCCTGCCAGCTCCGCTGGTCCCCTCGGCCGCGCCGACGTCCGCCCGCGCATCCACCTCTGGCCGGACAGCCCCGGCTGGCGCTGGTCGCGCGGTCCGGTCGGTGCGCGGTCCAGACCGTTCCCCACGCCGGGCCAAGCCCTCGACGGCGCGCTCGACGAGATCGGTCAGGTTGAGACCGTCGCTTTTACCGAAGGAGTCCAGCAGCATGGTTGACGAAGAAGCCCCCGCCGAGGTCGCCGAGGGAGTTCAAGCACCCTCACCGGAACCGCTTCCGGACGGCGATTACGCCATCGTCGAGGTCATGGGGCACCGGACCCTGGTTGGCCGTGTCGAGGAGGTCGAGCGTTTCGGCACGAAGCTGTGCTCGATCCAGCCCCTGTTCGGCGGCAAGCTGCTGCCGGCCGTCCTGATCGGTGGCGGCTCGCTTTACCAGTTCACGCCTTGCACGAAGGAGGTCGCGGCACGCCGGTCGCCGACGCAGCTGTTCCAGTTGCCGCCGAGCATCGCCGCTGTGCTGCCCAGCGACCTGTTGCCGGCGCCAACGCCAGTGTCGACGTCGACCTACAATCCCTTCCCGGACGAGGAGCCCTTCTGATGTTCAATCTGTACAAGGACGCCTCCGGCCAGTGGCGCTGGCGGCTCGTCACCTCGAACGGCAAGACGATCGCCGATGGCGCCGAGGGCTATCGGCGGAGGGGCGGCGCCGTAGCCGGAATCGCCTCGGTCAAGAAGCTCGTCGCCGAGGCGGGGATCGTCGAGGTGGTGAAGGACGGGGCGGATGGCTGAGAACACGAAGATCGAGTGGGCCCGCCACACCTGGAACCCGTGGATCGGCTGCACCAAGGTCTCGCCAGCCTGCGACCGCTGCTATGCCGCCGAGCTGATGGACACTCGCTACGGCCGGGTCCGGTGGGGTGCCGGTGAGGACCGGGTGCGAACCTCCGAGGGCAACTGGAAGCTGCCGCTGCGCTGGAACAGGGCGGCCGCGCTGGCAGGTGTTCCGGCGACGGTCTTCTGTCTCTCTCTCGGTGATATCTGGGACAGGGAAGTCGATCCGCTGGTGCGACACCAAGCCTTCGACGTCATGCGGCGGACTCCCCACCTGATCTACCTTCTGCTCTCGAAGCGGATCGGGAATGCGACACGGATGTGCGACGTGTCCCGGAACGGCTCCAGTTCCCTCCTCCCGCCCACCTGCGCCCTCGGCGCAACGATGGTCAATCAAGAGGAATGGGATCGCGACAGCTACAAGCTGAGGGAGGCGGCGGACCGGCTCGGCCCGCTCTTCACCTTCGCCAGCGTCGAGCCGATGCTTGGGCCGATCCGCATGGGCGCCTGGTGCCCGGATTGGGTCATCTGCGGTGGGGAGAGCGGGCACGGCGCGCGCGACATGCCGGAGGAATGGGCGGAGTCCCTGCACGGGCAGACGCGCGCGAGGGGCAAGGCGTTCTTCCTGAAGCAGATGACGCGCAAGGCCTCGATCCCGGCGCATCTGCTCATTCGCCAGTTCCCGCAGGCGATCACCGCATGACCGACACCCTGCGCATCGCGGTCACCGGCCGGTATTTCGACCAGATCGCGGCCGGCACCAAGCCCGAGGAATATCGTCGACGGTCGCCGTTCTGGATCAAGCGGCTTCGCGGCCGCAGCTATGAACGGGTCGTACTTACCCGCGGCTATCCCAAGGGCGGCGGCGAGGAGGGGCGGACGAGGCTGACGCTGCCGTGGGGCGGCTACTCCGAGAAGACCATCACGCATGAGTTCTTCGGCTCGGCGCCGGTCGACGTCTTCGCCATCCGCGTCGAGCGCGGCAACATCGACAGGAGCGCGGGATGATCACGGTCGTGACCTTCATCGTCGGAATCGTCGCGGGGTTCGCCCTCGGCTTCGTCGTCTCCTCCTATCTATGGATCCGCTCCTTCGGCTGGAAAGTGAGCGAGGGCGCTGCTTCTGCAAAGCGGTACGTGGAGGACCGCAAAAGATCGATCCGGGCAGGCGCGAACCGCTCCGGCATGAGGTTCCGACCATGACCGGCATCCTCGGCACCACCTCCACCGGCGACCCGCTCGAACTCGACCTCGATCGCCTGATCGGATCCCACGCCTGCATCGTGGCCAATGCCGGCGGCGGCAAGAGCGGGCTGATCCGGCGACTGCTCGAAGCGACACATGGGCGGATCCAGCACATCGTCCTCGACGTCGAGGACGAGTTCTATTCGCTCCGGGAGCGCTACGAATATGTGATCGCCGGCGGCGATGGCGGCGACGCCCCGGCGACCCTAGCCAACGCCGAGGCGCTGGCGATCGGCGCGCTAACGCACAGCTTCTCGCTCATCGTCCAGCTCAACGACCTCGGCCCCGATGGCGCGCCCCGCTTCGTCGGTCGCTTCCTTGATAGCCTGATCACCGCGCCCCGCGACCTATGGCGCCCTGTCCTCGTCGTGCTCGACGAGGCGCAGCGCTTCGCCCCGTCCGGCGGGGAGCGCACCGAGGCGACCCATGGCGTCCGGGCCCTCACGGGCCAGGGCAGGAAGCGGGGCTTCACCGCCATCCTCGCGTCCCAGCGCATCGCCAAGATCGACCCGAACGTCCGCGGCGACGTCAACAACTGGCTGCTCGGCCGGGTCGGGCAGGCGATCGACCGCAACACCATGGCCGACGCGCTCGGTTTCACCGCGAAGGAGGGGCGCGACCGCTTCCCCGGGCTGGCGCCACGCTCGTTCTGGGCGTTCGGGCCGGCGCTGGCGGACGAGCCGACGCTGCTCCGGGTGACCGACGTCGAGACCACTCCGGTCCGGCCCGGCCAGGCCAAGGTGCCGACGCCGCCGCCGCCGGAAGCGCTTCGAGCAATCCTAGCGGGGCTGGCGGCACCGGGTACGGATGAGGCCGCGCAGCCAGATCTGAAAACCGGCCCTTCCCCTCAACCGGACTGGCCTGATCAGCGCGCGGAGGTGGCGACGCTGAAAGCGGAAGTTGATCGCCTAACTGTGGCTGTAGCGGCTCTTCAAAGCCGGCAGGAGGCGGCTCTGGCGGCCCTTCAGGGCCAGCCTTTGCCGGCTCTGGAGCCCCATCAGCGCCGCGATGCTCCGGCACCGACGCCCGTTCCGCGCCAGCCTGCCTCGGCTCGCGAGACCCGCCAGAGCGAGGGGGGCGCGGCGCTGGAAGGCCCGCAGCGCCGCATCCTCAACGCCTTGGGATGGTGGAAGGCGTTCGGCTTCGACGCGCCGAGCAACGAGCAGGTCGCCTTCATCGCCAAATATTCGCCCAACTCCTCGGGCTACACGAACCCCCGCGGAGCGCTGAAGAGCGCTGGGTACGTCACCTATCCGGCGCCGGGCAGGGTCTCGCTGACAGAGGCTGGTGTGGCGCTGGCTGAGCAGCCCGCCACCCCGCCAACCGGCGACGAACTGCGACGGCGCGTCATGGACGAGCTGGCCGGACCGCAACAGCGTATCCTCCGCGCCGTGATCAACGCCTATCCCGAGGCGATGTCGAACGCGGACGTGGCCGCCGCGGCGGGATACTCCGCCTCGTCCAGCGGCTACACCAATCCCCGCGGGAACCTTAAGACCCTTTCGCTCATCGACTATCCAACTTCCGGGTGGGTCCGCGCGGCCGGTTGGCTGTTCCCATGAGGCTCCGCGCCCCTTTCTACGGTTGCCCGGCTTGGCGCTTCCCACTGCTCGGTGGGCGGCCGGGGCCGCTGCCCGCGCCGCCTCTCATCTCCTTCGACGAGGCCCAGGCCATCGGTGAGGTGCTCCACGACCACTGGAAGAAGATGGCCGGTGACGCCCCGCTCGCCCGCGACGACATGGGCTGGGGCGATATCGTCCAGCTCGTGATCAGGTCGGCGCGAGGGACTGTTGAGGAGAGGAAAGGATAATGCCCGTCGTTCCTTTCCCGGAGCGCAGAGGGCTCGCTTGTCCGCGCTGTGGCGCTCAATTGGGTTCGAGGCTTGTCGCGAAGTCCTACCCTCGTGCGGGCGGGCAATGGCGGGTTCGCCATTGCCGCTGTGGCGCCGAAGTCTCCAGCTTCGAGGCACTGGCTGGCGCCGATGTGCGACTGTTCGCGGTTTCCGGTGTGTCGGGACACGATCTTGGCAGACTGCGCGACTATGCCCGCTCGCTCGGGGCGGAGGTGGTGTCATGAACGCCGAACCCCTCTTCACCGAAATCGCGAGCCGATTGCGCCGAGCCGCGCGCAACGGCACCCGCCTGCATCTCGACCCGGCGCACGCCCGGGCCTTGATGAAGCCCCGCTTTTATGCCGTGCTGGCCGAGGCCGAGGCCGAGGAGATCACTTCCCTATGCGAAACCGCAAGCGACTCGGGCCCGGAGCCCGAAAAGGCGCCGCCGCCGGCGAACGATTCCAGCTCGGGCCGTTCTGGCTCTGGTACAGGGCCGACCGGGACGACTGGTCAATCTGCTGGCTCGAGGCCCGTACAACTCGCCGCCGGTCAACGGGCATCGGCGGCGGCGCGCCGGATTCTCCGCCAGACGCCGCCCACCAGGCCCTAGCGAACCACTATCTCGAGCATAAGGCCGGGACGCGAGCGGCCGCGCCCGAGGCGCCGGGCGAGGTTCTGCTGGGCGACATCACGGAACGGTGGCTGACCGGCCACGTCGCCGAGCTCGCCGAAGGCGGCCGCTACGCGATGTCCGTCCTCGTCCTGGATCGGTTCTGGGAGCACCTGCGCGCCCAAGGAAGGTTGCCGGAGCCGCTGACCGTCTCGGCGGTCACCAGCAGCATCGTCGACCAGTTCGTCGCGTTCCGCCGCGGCGAAGGCGTCTCGGCGCCGACCATCTCCCGCGACCTCGCCGCCCTGCGAGGGCCGATCAACTGGGCCCTGCGCGAGAACATCATCGCTGCGGCGCCGAGGATCAAAGACGTGAAGGGCAAGGAGAAGCGCAAGGAGCTGGAGTGGAGCATCGAGCAGGTCGCAGCCATTCTGGAAGCCGCCTGGGCGGCCGAGGAGCGCCGACACGTCCACCTCTTCGCCCTGATCAACCTCAGCACGCACGGCCGCGCCGAAGCCATCCTCGAACTCGACGCCGACACGCAGATCCGCGACGGGCTGATCTACTTCAACGCTCCGGGCCGGCTCCAGACCAGGAAGCGCCGGTCGATCGTGCCGATCTGCCCCACGCTGGCGCCGTGGCTCGACGGGATGACCGGCAAGGTCATCCGCTACCGCGTCCCGACGTCGAAGAAGACCCGCAGCGCCGGCGGGCCCGACTTCTACGAGCGGCCGACCGCGGACATCGGCAATGCCTTCGCCTCGACCCTCGTCGCGGCCCACATGCTCCAGCCCGAGCTGAAGCTGGCGCGCCACGCCGTCGACGAGAGGGGCCAGAAGGTCTGGCTGCCGCCGCGCAAGAAGCTTGGCGAGGTCGACTGCCGCCCGAAGCTCGTCGCGATCGGATCGCCGAACACCTTGCGCCATTCAATCCACACCTGGCACCAGCGGCAGGGCGTGCCCCAGGCCCAGATCGACGCCGCCGCTGGCCATTCCTCCGAGCAAGGCTCAGGGGCCAATTACACGCATCTAAGACCCAGCTATCTCAAGGACTTCATCGACAGCACGGAGGCCTTCTGGGCCGCCGTCGGCGAGCACACCGATGTGCATCTGCGATACCAGCGCGATACCAGAGTAGTGAGTCTCGCCGCGACCAAGGCGGGCAAGAGGGGATAGAAATGGCGGATTTCTGCGGGTCTGGAGGTGGTGGAGCCGAGGGGGATCGAACCCCTGACCTCTGCAATGCCATTGCAGCGCTCTCCCAGCTGAGCTACGGCCCCGAACCTTTTCGCCGCCCCTGGGAGGGCGGGTGCGGCGCCGGATTTAGGCAAGGCGCCGTCTCTTGGCAACAGTGACAGTCACTTTTCCCAATGCCGTGCGCAACGACCCGCCGAGGTGCGGAAAAAGTGACTGTCACTCCTCCGGG